AATCGATCAACTAACTCAACATATGATTGATAAAGGGTATAATATTAAACCATTACCTGCACTTGAGTTTGTAGATGGTGATAGTGAGAATGCACGTGATTTCTTTGGTAAAACCGCATACTACGAACCAAACACACAAACCATTGTTTTATATACTGAAGGTCGTCATCCCAAAGATATTGTGCGAAGTTATGCGCATGAAATGATACATCATATTCAAAATTTAGAGGGTAGATTAGGTGGTATTACTACAACTAATACTCAAGAAGATGATTATTTAAATAAAATTGAGGCTGAAGCTAATTTAAAAGGGACAATGACGTTTAGAAATTGGACTGATAGCTTAAATGAAGATGGTAAGAAAACCTCAGATAAAAATATGGATGACTATAAAAAGTCAAATAATCCAAGCGGTAAAGTAAAAGATCCATTTGGTTTAAATGCTTATGCTTACGAGTTAGCTCGTTTAAATGAAGGTGTTTATGATTCATTAGTAACTAAACTTACTAATCTTACTATTAAAAAATGGGTAGCTGATTATAAAGCCGATCCAAAAATTAAACAATCATTTATTGATATAGATATTGACGAGAAAGATAGTAAAGGTAGGGAAATTGAATTTAATTATGTTGGTCGACTTATATTTGATAAAAAAGTTGATGGATATGAAGTAGATGGAACTTCAAATAGTGGTGAGGAAGAAGATAAATTCCCATTTATAGCTACCTTATTTACTATAAACCCAGAAGTATTACCTCAAGCATGGTCTAAACTTTCAGCTGATGTTTCAGATGTTATTAGACATGAGATTGAACATTTAACTCAATCTGGGGATAATTTAAGAACAGGTAAATATAAAGATGATGATCTCCAAATTAGAGACATGATCAATAAATTAAAAGTATTACCTTATAAAAATTATTATTTATTAGATAAAGAAGTAGATGCTATGCTTCAAGGCTTATATTTAAAAGCTAAGAAAACTAAAAAACCATTTGCTGATGTAATTAATAATTATTTAGATATTGCTCCTGGTCTTGAAAATAAAGAAGATAAAGAAATGGTATTAGATCTTTGGAGACGCAGAAGGAAGGCATTATCTTTACCGGTATTTGAAAATAAAGAAGAGGTTATGGATTATAAAATATTCCTAGACATGGATGGAGTACTTGTTGATTTTGATAAGCAATTTGAAGAATTAACAGGTGAAGATCCTAGAACATTTGAGGCTAAATATGGTACTAAAGGTTTTTGGGAAGCAATTGAAAGAGCTGGAGTAGGTTTTTGGCGCGGTATGGAATGGATGCCTGGTGGTGAAGAACTTTACAATAGAGCATCTCAATATGACCATATGTTATTATCATCTCCTTCACGTAGTGAAACATCTAAGATAGGAAAACGTTTATGGAGACGTGATAAAACTCCTAATACTAAATTAACCCTTGCTAGATCTTATAATAAAAAGAATTTTGCTGCTCCTAATCATATTTTAATTGATGACAGAATGGACAATATCCAACAATGGAGAGATGCTGGAGGTATAGGTATCCATTATACTTCACAAGGGCAAGTTAATAAAGAATTGGAAAAATTAGGTTTATGAGCCAAGATAATGTTTTAAAAAAAGAGATTTCAAAAAAAGATGTAACACGAGTCCGTAACGTAATGTCTGGTAAATCAGGTGAACGTACAGTTGATGGAGTTGGTTACAGGAAATCAAAAGACTTCTATAAAGAAGGTGATATTTGGACTGAAAACGGTCGTGAATGGACTATTAAAGATGGTATTAAACAAAATATCACTAAATTAGATAAAGCAAAAGAGGTATTAATGCCTTTGTTTTGTCCTAGTTGTGGTTCTGTAATGAAAGAACGTTTAGATTCTCCTATTTATAAATTTTTTAGACATTGTTTTAATTGTCAATGTAAATTTGAAATGGATCTTAAATTACAAGGTTTATGGGAAGATTATAAACGCGAATTAGATAATTCAACAATCGATAAACTTATTTCTATATCCGAAAATATATTAGAAGATGCCCTAACCCAATCAAACCAAGGCTACGTTTCAGAAGCAGGAGATATTCAAAATTGGAAAGGTGGTATTAATAGAGAATTAGCAGAAAAAAATCTTGAAGAGACTGTTAAATATCTTAAATCATTGAAGAAATAAATTTTCTTCCATATTTATAACCATGGAATTTAAACCAGGAACTAATATAAAAAGACAACGTGGTGTAACTTATGTTAAGGATACTGTCCAAACACAAGTTGACCCACCAAAACCTATTCCAACCCAACTTAAAAAAGAAATTAAACCTAAAAAGGATGAGCCAATTCAGCACAAACAAGTGGTTGAAAAACCAATATCTAAAGGAAGCAAACCTGTACGAAAGTCAGGCAGACCTAGCAGCAAAAGCAATCGATCAAGCAATATCGGGGGTTGATGAATCTTTAGGGTATAAAGATTTTGCTAAAGCTATAGCTACTATACTTAAAAATGAGTATGGTACCCATAATTTTATCCCATTTATGGAAGTATTACATGCTGAATTAAGTATAGAAGAATCATTAAATGAAATGGTAGATTCTTTTTTAGAAGATTTATCTCAAGAATTAAAAGGTAAATATCCTGAATTAAAATTTATTGCTGATAGTAAAAAAATTGAAGTTATTGGTAGTAATCAAGATAAAGCAGATTTTGCAAATGATAACCAAAATAAAAAATGGGGAAATGATTTTGTAACTTTTGATATTGATGACGATGATAGAGGTTATATGGTTTATATTACTAGAGTTAATAGATTATAATAATGGAAGATATTAAAAATATACAAGAATTCTTTTCTAAACCTTTAGAAGAAAACGTATACGTAGAAGCTTTTAAATTTGAAAAAGCCCTTAAAGGTATGGGCTACGATGTTAAAGTAAAATACATAGAGGACTTCGGTAAAGATGTTTTTGAGATTTATTTTAACAACCCAGAAGATGCTGATGATGATAGCATTTTCTACGATGCTAAAAAATTAGGCTATGACAATGTTAGAGTATTTGCTAACCCACAAGAATCTACTATAAGTGAATACGATGTATACATGCCTTCACAAGAAAAGGTAGATAAATTCTTCCAAGATAATATTACTTTAGGTACACATTATTTAAACCGCAAACCTGTTATGGGCCAAAAAGGTTCATTCAATAAAAAGGAGATTGCTCCTTGGGACGAAGCTGATTACTCTAATTGGAAAACTTTAGTAGCAAAATCACTAAAAGAAGAAGAAGGCTACTCCAAATACCTTAAAACAGACGACAACCCCGAAGGTAAAACTAAAGGTTTAACTACAGCTACTTTGAATAAAATCCTTATGAACGTAATTAAGGATATAGAAGAAACTATTGAATTAGGTAAAAACCTAGAAGAAGGCAAACTTTGCAAAAAAGGTGAAGCATATCGCAAACGTAGAATGGCCGCTGGTGAAAAATCTTCAGCCTATCTAAGTGGTAGAGCAGTTAAAGTTTGTAAAGGACAAATGTCAGGTAAAAAGAAAAAATGACACGAGATAGAGTAAAGGAAATTATAGACGAATCACTACGCGACTGGTTTAAAAAGGAAAACTGGGTTCGAATAGATACGGCTGGTAATATTACTGGCCCTTGTGGTACTATGAAGAACAAGAAAAATCCTTCTCGTTGTCTACCAAAGAAAAAAGCTCAATCTTTAACCAAAAAAGAAAGAGCAGCATCAGCTCGTAAGAAAAAAGCGGGAGGTAAAAAAGGTAAACAATTTGTAAAAAATACAAAGAAAGCATCTTATAAAAAAGGGACGTATCAGTCCAAAAAGTAGCCATATTTATCACATATAATATATCATAATGGGAAACTTTAATTATAAAAAATATTTAGCAGAAGGCAAGCTTAACGAAGCATTAGCCCCTCAAGATGTAGTAGACATCGCTGATACAGTAGCAGAAGAATTCACTAAAGAAAGCGCTGATGAAGGCGATTTCTTAATCTATACTGTAGGTAGGATGGAAGGTGAAAGTTTCGAATTAGATACAGACACTACAGCTCAAACACCAGACAGCGTTGACCCTATAGGTGTAGGTGAAGGTTGGGGCGGTAACTTTTCCATTAAACCAAAAGGTGAAGGATACGAAGTTAGAAATGGTGAAAAAGGTGGTCTAGTAGCTATTATCGATAGCATGGGTAACTTTAAAATGCTATCAGCTGCTGAATCAAGAGCTGAAATGGGCATGGCTGATGGTGAAAGAACCGATTACATGGAACGCAGAAGAGAAACAAGCGATTATATGCAAGAAGTTTTAGGACAAATTAAAGAAACTTTAGATGATGAAGCATTTGATATGGCTGAAAAAATCATTGATTCTCTTGGTGCTGAAAAAGCAGTTGGAGAATTAGTTAGAGCAATGTCAACTGATGATGCTAAACTATACTTAGGTGGTATTATAAGAGACTACGATCTTAAAGAAGAAATGGATCAAGATGACAATGAGTTCTTGCAATTTACGGATATGGATAAACCCGCTGCTACAGAAACTAAGTACTACGAAGATAAAGTAGACGAAAAAATTAAAGAAAAACCCTCAACAAATAATAAAATGAAAAAATCTGAATTAAAGGAAATGATCAAAGCAGCTATGATGTTCGAAGCTGAAGATTCTAAAAAAGGAAATAAAGAAGAACAGGAACGTATGGAAGGTGCTATTCGTGATGATAGAGACCACATCAAAGATCTTGAAAAAGATATCAAAGACAATGAAGAAAAATTAGCTAAGCTAAAAAAAGACTTCAAAGATGATGTCAACGAAGAAAAAGTAGATGAAGGTAGTAAGTACTACGAAGATAAAGTAGACGAAGCAGAAGATGTTGAAGTTGAAGACAACGAAAACATTGATGTTGACATTGAAAAAGATATTAAAGTTGACGACGAAGAAAAAGAAGTTGACATTGATGTTAAAGCTTCAATGCCAGGCGAAAGCGAAGATGTAGAAGAAGTACAAGCTTTACTTATGAAAGCTCAACAAGCTGCTTCTGATTTAGGTGATGAAAAATTAATGGATCAAATTGGTAATACAATTACTTATTTTACCCGTTCCCAAGTTGCCAGAGTAGATGAAATGGATGACTTAGATGTAAATCTAAACACTACTGAAATGGAAGCTGAAATGGGTCTAGAGGAAACTAAAGACAACATGGATGAAGAAGTAAAAGGTGATATTAAAGAAGAAGTTAAGGAAAATCTTAACGAATCAATATTCCCAATGTGGAATAAAATCAAGTAATAATTTATAAATAATAAAAGCTATGAATACTCAAGAATTAAAAGAACAATTAGACGCATTATACGAAACATTTTCTGTAGAACACTCAGGTAAATCTAAAGCCTCTCATGGTAGAGCTCGTAAAGCGTTAGGTGGAATCAAAAAATTAATTTCTGATTACCGTAAAGCCTCAGTTGCAGAAGACAAAAAATAAGACATGAACGAACGTAAACTTACTAAATCTGAATTAGCTAATCGCGAGGATATCATCATGAAGATGAAAAAAAACAAGCGTGCCCTAACTCAAAAATATGGTAAGGATGCGGAAGCCGTAATGTATGGTCGCGCTACTAAATTAGCTAAAAAACAAGCAGAATCAATGGATCAAGATAGAATTAAAGAAATGGTTAAAACCGCCCTAATGAACCCTGTAAAGGAAGATCAAGTAGAAGAGGGTAATGCATTTGTATTAGCAGCTGATGCTGCTAAAGATGCAGGTAAAAAAGAATTCGAATTTCCTAAAGGTAGTGGCAAAATGCACCCTGTTAAAATCAAAAGTGATATTAACGAATGGGGTAGTTCCGACCAATCTATTTTACTTAAATCAATGCATAGAGATTTAGGTGAACCAACTGAATTCCCAGGTTTAACTAGGATTATGACTGCAGCAGAAGATGCAACAGATTTTTATATGGATGACTTCGAAGAATTTGATACTGAAAGAGAGGGTCTTATCATGTCAAATGCTCGTAGTTATGCTTTAAGAATGTTCCCTGATTTTATGTCAATGGCTGCTAAAATGGTAGAACCTGTTAACACAAATGAAGCATATGTTGATCGTTTTTCCCCTAAAGCCTATGCTGAAAAAGTAGCAGCGGGAACTTTAGATATTGAAGATGCTATGGAAGAAACAGGATATCCATATGTTGATTTAATGAAACTAGTTAAAAAAATCAAATCATCAGCATCTGCTTTAGAAGAAGGTGCTTCAACTGAAGAAAAACGTATTGCTATGCGTGCTATTAAAAGCATTGCTAAATATAGAGGTGTTGATACTGATGAAGCTAAAGCTGATTTACTTAGAGCAGTTAAAGAATTAGGTGATTTAAAAGAAGGAACTGAATTATATAATAAAGACGGATTCTATTTTAAAAGATTTTCTGGTGGTAAAGAAGATGGTGCATCATTACAAATCACTACAGATAAAGGAGACTACATTACTATCCCAGGAGGTAAGTTAGGATTATTTATGAGTGGCTTAGAAAAAGCAGTTGGTGAGTTTGACGATATGTCAAGACAATTGCCTATAGATGAAGACCTAGATTTAGGTCATCAAGACAATGAGCCTCACATGCTAAAAGGTGATCTATATCGTATTGGAAAATACGCTATGGAACTTTACCAAATGGTAGATGGCTTTGAAGGTCAAGGTGAAGTTGATTTCCCACACTGGTGGCAATCAAAAGTAATCAAAGCTAAAGATATGTTAGTAGGTGCAAAACACTACTTAGATTTTGAAATAAACGAACCTCAAATCGATGCTATGGTAGATGTTGCCTCTGCAGAAGATGTAATTGACGTTGATATTGATGAAGGTTTGCCTAAGGGTTATTGGGATAAAAAGATGGTTGCTAAAGATGAAGTAGACGAATCATACAAAACTTTAGTTAATAAAATTAAAAAACAAGGCAAATCAGAAAAAGCTGCTAAAGCAATTGCAGGTGCAGTAGCTTCATATAAAGCAAAAGGTGGAGGTAAAGGCCCAACCGCTAAACAAAAAGGATAATGACTAAAGAGGAACTAAGAGATAAAATTAAGGTCTTAGTTAAAACAGTCTATAGAGATAGAGTTAGCATAGAGCAAGCTGCAGTCGAATATGACGAGTTAACTAAATTTCCAGAATTAAAGGATGTAATAGTATCACTATTAGGTCCTCAATTTGATCTATTTGTAGGTTCAATTGACTGGGTTGCTCCAAAACCTACTACATTCCGTATTAATCTTAAAAATAACGAAAATTTTTATTTAGTTTACACTCCTAGAACATTCGTTGCTGAGATTGAGGGTAAAAAATATTATTTACTTAACTTAAATGAGCAAGAAAATGCTGAACAAGCAATTGCTCGTATTTTAAGATATGGTGCTCCTGATATAGGAGGAACCCAAGATGCTGCTGAATTTGATACAGGTAGCTCAGGTGGTAACTTCCCAGAAGAAACTTCAACAGATGTATCAGTTGATGCTGGTGGAGATGAAGTAACAGTTGATACAGAAACAGATATAGATGCATAATGAGCTTTGATTTTAAAAAATATATAACTGAAGGTAAACTTACTGAAGACATCCCAGTAGAAGAAATGAAAGATTTTGCTGAAGGTAGAGGTGAAGGTGCAGAAACAATAGCTGATAATGCTAAAGAAAAAGGTGGTAATTCTATGTTAACATACCATCATTTTAAAGTTAAAGCACCTTATTACGAACAAGCATCTAATGGTGATTTTAATAAAGATAAATTTACTGAAGAGTATAAAGGATTTTTAGAAGAATTATATGAATCTACTAAAGACGGTATGGATATTGATCCAATAGCATTTCAAGAAGTTATGGGTAAAATTGAAGTTTTAGGTGAATTATTAATTGAAAATAAATAATATGGGATTTGATTTTAAAGAATATCTAGCTAAAGGTAGATTATTTGAAGCATCAATGGCTTGTCCTGCTGCTACTCAAAACCTTGAGCTAAATACTAAAAATAGAGATGCATCTATAAAAGCGGATTATATTAAATATGGTCCATTAAACATAGATGAACCCGGAAATTATTGGAAAGATTTAGCTGAATACTGGAATACAACCCTAGAAGCAGCTAAACAAACATTATGTGGTAATTGTGTTGCCTTTGACATTTCACCTAGAATGGATGAATGTATGCCAGGTCAAGTATCAGATGACAGTGGTAGATTAGGTTACTGCTGGATGCATAATTTTAAATGCCATTCAGCTAGAACTTGTAGAACTTGGGCTAAAGGTGGTCCTATCACAGAAGATAGTGTATCTTACGATTGGCAAGAAAGAAAAGAATCAGCTTAATATGGATGCATTAGATAAATTTTTCCAAAAATACGCTTATAAATTTGATAAAGGGTATCCTGACATGAATAATGAGCAGGATATTACTTTGTTAGAATCATTATTAAGTGAAGTATTGGGTGAAAAATTCAATTTATTATTTGAAGCTACAGACGCTGAAGAAGGTGTTGAAATTCTTAAAGACAAATTCGAATTTAAAGATGAAGATTTCATCAAAGTCTCAGGTAATAGATATAAAGTATTAGTTCCTAGAGCAGAACGTTTTGATTATGCTCAAAAGATGGATGCTTTAGAAGACTTTACGTTTGATCCAAATGCTAAAGGTTCTTCAATGGGTGGTATATTATATAAAGGTGCTACATTTTTATTAAAACCAACAGGAGCACAAGGTAGAGCCTCAGCTGGTACAGAAAATGAGGATATATTATCTAATGAATTAAAAAAATATCTTGAAGATGGTCCTAAAAATGTAGTATTTGTTGGTTCAAATAAAAACTATGCTACAAGAGCTATTAAAGAAGTAAAAGATGTAGGATACGATGTTGCTGGAGGTAAAAAAGCAGACGTTGTTTTAATTGGAGATAAAGCTTACCCTATATCAATTAAAAAGGATAATGCTGGTTTCTGGGAAAGCTCAGATTCAAGATATAAAGATGTAGTTGCGAAACTTTCAGAAAAAATTAAAAGAGGTGATTTCGCACCCGAACTAACATTTAAACCCTTTACTGATAAATTAGGTAATGAAAAAGAAGGTATTAATGTTATGTATAATGAAGATACAGGTAAAAAGGTAACAGGTGTTATTGTAACTGATTTACCTTCTAAAGATGAACAATCTATTATATTTGGTTCAGATGATGCTGTTGTAATATATAGAACATATTCACCTAAAGACTTTAGTGAAGAAGGTGATACTATTAGAGTTGAAGTTTCAAAAATTATCGAAGATTTAGATGATGTAGAGACATTTAATTTAGAACCTGTTCTTAATATTAGACATGATTCAACTCGTAAAGCTACAGGTGGTCTAAGAGCAACAGTACAACCTGAAAATTTACTATATAAAAATGGAAGTCTAACCGGAGATAAAGTAGAATTATCTTATAACGAAATAATGAAATAATGTGCGATTGCGGATGTAATGATTGTGGAGGTTCAAAACCAGTAATGCTAAATGAAAGTATAGCACCAAAGGAAATCTTATCTGAAGGTTTGAAATACCACATGGATAACGACATGCCTCTTACAGAGCATGTGTACCGTGCTGGATCACAGAAATATTTCGAATTATGGGCTGAAGCCCGCGCTTTATACACACGTGGTATATTAGAGGTAACTGATAATGATCTTGAAGTACTAACCGAAACAGATTTAGGTCATTTCGGTATGTTTGAGGGTAAAAAAGTACCATTAGATTTCCCTATCGAATTAACAGAAACCGAGCTTAATGAAATGGACAATATGTCTATGAATGAAGTTACCCGTTATAGTGGTTTTAATAGAAATCCAGAGGACCCAGATTCTGAACCATTTCAACCAACAGGATCAGTAGCTAAATTTAGAGAAGATTTAAGAGCATTATTTGGTAAATTTAAGGATGATTTAAAAAATCCAGAGTTTATAAAAGGAGTAGCTGAAATAATGGTTAATTGGAAGGCACTTGTAAGAAGTCAATTAGACGAAAATAAAAAACTAACCTATAATGACTTTGTTCAAATGGTTAGAGATGATATGATGGCTGGTGCCTCACCTGATGAAAAACCAAGTGAAGAGCAAGTAAAAAAGAAAGCTAAAGCATATTATAATGATTACCTTCAAGGTGCTAGTGTAGATTCTTTATTTGAAGCTAAAAAGAAAGCTAAGAAAAATAATAAAAAATTAAATAAACCAATGCGTGACTCATCAGGAGGTAAAGCATATAAAGTTTATGTTAAAGATCCTAAAACCAAGAAAATTAAAACAGTACGTTTTGGTTCAGGTGGTTTAAGAGCTAAAATTAATGATAAAAAAGCACGTAATGCGTTTGCAAAACGTCACAAATGTGCTCAAAAGAAGGATAAAACTAAAGCAGGATATTGGTCTTGCCGTCTACCACGTTATGCAAAGTTACTCGGACTCAAATCAAACTTCGGAGGGTTCTGGTAAACCCTACACCGACTTAGAGATTACAAACAAATATATTCTCCGTGAATTCGGAGACGACATTGACCCAATCGAGTTAATGTGGCATCGAGATGATCAAGATCGTACTATTGAGATTATAGGTAAAACTGATTGGTCTATTCAGCTTGAAGATAGCTTGCCTACCTCACTAAATGAGCGTATATTTATTAAACGTCATGAGTGGCATCGTGTTATAAAAGGCACTGGTAATTTAACACTCAAAATACATTTAGACTGATTCATAGCCAGTCGATTTCTCAATTTAATTTTTTATGGGAGCTGTGGCCCCACAACTTGGATTCCCAAAATATTTTTCGTATATTTAGGGGTTAAAAATTTAAAATAAATGGCAGAGAAACTAGTAATTGTAGGCGCTGGAGTAGCAGGTGTTAATGCTGCTACTAAGTTAGTAGACAACGGATTCCCAGGCAAAAACATCACAATTATTGATATGGGTAAAGATCCATATCGTAGACCATATTCAGAAGTAATGACTGGGTTTTTAGGAGCAGGTGGTTGGAGTGATGGTAAATTAACTTATCACACAGCAATTGGAGGACATATGTCTAAATATTGTGGTGAAGAGAAAGCAATGGAATTGTTTGATGAGGTAATTAATAACTTTAAACGTTTCCACCCTAAACCAGAGGAAGTACAATGTTCAAATCCAATAGCAGAACCTGATTTTATCAAACCATATTTTGGGTTACGTTTGTTTCCTGTATGGCACGTTGGTACAGATTATCTGCATGAGATTGGAAAAAATTGGTATAATTTTTTAGTTGATAATGGTGTTGAGTTTATTTGGGAAACTAAAGTAACTTCAATTGATTTTGATGCTCAAGAAATATTCATAGGAGAAGAAGAATCCTTTATAAATCCTAAAAATTGGCCTATTAATTATGATCGTTTGATGTTTGCAGTAGGTAAATCAGGTATAGATTTTGGTAAACAATTAGCAGACGATTATAAACTACCTACTGAACCAAAACCAGTACAAGTTGGTGTTAGATTTGAAGCACCACAAAAACACTTCCAAAAACTAATTGACATTAGTTATGACTTTAAATTATATAGAAAATTTGATGAAGGAGTATCACTACGTTCTTTCTGTACAAACAACAATGCAGCATATGTTGCCGTTGAAGAAACGTATGGAGATCATAGCTACAACGGACATGCTAAAAAAGATGAAGCATTTAGGAATAATATGACCAATTTTGGCATATTAATGGAAATTCCTGGTATTGATGAACCATTTAAATGGTCTAGAGATTTAGTAAAGAAAGTAAATAAAGAGGGTACAGGTTTATTTTATAGCCCTACTCGTACTCCATCTACTACATCTGAAGGTGAGAATGTAAGTGCTGTTACCATTAGTGAAATGGATGAAGTAAGAGAAGCATTCCAAGGCTACTATTCATATATTGATGATTTTATTGAGGATATGAAAAAAGTATTTCCAACATTAGGTGATGATTGGGGTGTATATGTACCTGAAGTTAAGTATCTATCACCTGAACCATTAGTTGATTATGATACATTAGCATTAGTTGATTATAATAATGTTCACTTTGTAGGTGATGCTCTCTCAGCTCGTGGTATTACAGTTTCAGGAGCACAAGGAAATTATGTTGCAGAATGGGTATTGCAATGTATGAAAGACGAAGAAGAATACCCTGATTTTGTAGAATTATATTAATTTGGATTCTCAAAATAGTTTTTGTATATTTAATAAATTAAAATAAATAAGTTATGGCTAAAAGTAGATTATACGAGTATAAAGAAATCAATTCAAAAGGTGCTATTATTCATTTAGCACGTTACCAAGGTGAAGAAAATTGGAAATTCCATAGATGGGATGGTCCTGCTGTTGAACCTTATGATAATAGTAGCGAAATGGTTAAATCATATTATTTAAATGGCATTGAATACGGCTATGAAGAATATATGGAGATTATGCAGGAACGTGAAGGTCTACCTTGGTATAAAAATACTTCAATGAAAAATTTATTATCTGATTATAGGAATTAATATGAGAGATTTAACAATAGAAGCACAACCATACCAAGGTGAACGCCATGAAAAAGCATGGGGTTATGAATTATGGATTATCAATAATGAGCTTTATTGTGGTAAACTTTTAGTATTTAAAGCTAATAAACAGTTTTCAATGCATTATCATTTACTTAAAGATGAAGCATGGTATATTTCAAAAGGTAAGTTTGAATATAAGTATATTAATACTGAATCAGCAGAATTAAAATCAAGAATAGTTAAAGAGGGAGATTGTATTCATTTAATGCCTGGGCAACCTCACCAAATGTTAGCTCTTACAGAAGGAGCTACTATATTCGAAGTATCAACACAACACTTTGATAGTGATAGTTATAGGGTAATGCCTGGTTCATCACAAGAAAATATTAATGACAATTTAGTATGAAAATAGGATTATGTGGTACAATGAGTGTAGGTAAAACTACACTTGTTAATGCTCTTCAAGAGTTAGATTATTTTAAAGATTATAATTTTAGAACAGAACGTTCTAAAGAATTAATGGCGAAAGGTATTCCGATGAATACAATTTCAACATTAAAAGGTCAAACAATATTTTTAGCTGAACGTACCAGCGAATTAATGCTTGAAAATATAATCACAGATAGAACTGTAGTGGATGTTATGGCATTTGCTAAGGCATCTAAATCCATAGATGCTATTGATAAACAATCCTTTGAAGAATATGCTAGGTTATTTTTAAAAGAATATGATTATATATTTTATATATCACCTAAAGGTATAGAAATAGAAGATAATGGTATTAGAGAAACTGATACTGATTATAGAAATTTAATTAATACTACTATCAATCTGATTGTATCAGAAAATAAACACCGTATTAAAAATTACCATGAGATTTCAGGCAGTACTGAAGAACGAATTCTCCAAATAATAAATTATATTAGTTCTTAACATATTTATAATAAAACAATATTACAATGAAACGTTCAGAATTAGCAGAATATATTAAAGAAACTATCGTAGATGTCCTTACAGAAGTATCTCAAGAAGATGTAGATGTGGCTAAAGCATATAATGACGAATTGGAAAAAACCAAGGCATTACAAGCAGATATAACTGAAGATGAGGATGCTGAACCAGTAGCTAAAGATATTAAAAAGAACGATTCAATATCTACAATTTCTCGTAAATTACAAGACACATCTAAAGAGATGAAAGCTGTAGTTAACAAATGGAAAAAAGCTGAAGGTGAAGATAAAGAAAGATTATTAGCTCGTTTAAAAGAACTAACTAAAATCAAGAAAGAACTTGAAGGTCTTATTTAAAAATATTCAAACTTTACTAGTTGTAGTACTAGCAGCTCTATTGTTTTTACAACGAGGCTGCTCTTCTACACCTCCAGTAGAACCAAAGGTTATTACAGAAATAATAACCAGGTGGGATACTTTAAAAGTTGAAACAAAAGAATATGTACCTAAATATATTCGAAAAACAGTAGTAGACATTGATACTTTTCAAGCACCCATTGATACTATAAGCATTCTAAAAGATTATTATGCTAAGTATTTTTACACTGATACTATTAAGGTTGATAGCCTTGGCTTCATAGTGATAAATGATACGGTTACTCGTAATTTAATATCAAAACGAGATGTTCAATCCAACATATTCATCCCAACAACTACAATTACTAATACTGTTTACCTCTACAAAAAGGAATTTTTCGGAGGTATTTCGGTAGGAGCAACTAATCAAGCAGTACAAAATATTAATGGTGAATTATTATACATTAATAAAAAAAGAAATGCATACGGTTTTGGAATAGGTTTAAACCCAGATTTTCAACCTGTCTATACAGCTCGCATGTATTGGAAAATAGGTAAATGAGTCAAGATTTAAGAAAAATTATTCAACAAGAATATGTTAAATGTGCTGCTGACCCAGTTCATTTTATGCGTAAGTACTGTTACATACAGCACCCTCAACGTGGGCGTATTCCATTTAACCTATATCCATTTCAAGATAAAGTATTAAAATTATTCCAAGAAAATCCTTATTCAGTAGTACTAAAATCTAGACAGTTAGGTATTTCTACTTTAGGTGCTGGTTATTCTTTATGGCTAATGTTATTTCATAAAGATAAAAACGTACTTTGTATAGCAACAAAACAAGATACAGCTAAAAACATGGTTACGAAGGTTAAATTTATGTATGAAAATTTACCTTCCTGGCTTAAAATAGATGCACTTGAAAATAATAAATTAACATTACGATTAAGTAATGGATCACAAATTAAAGCAACATCTGCAAGTAGTGATGCTGGTAGATCAGAAGCAGTATCATTACTATTAATTGATGAGGCAGCATTTATTGAAAATATTGGTGAAATATGGGCTTCAGCTCAACAAACACTTGCTACTGGTGGTGGGTGTATAGCATTATCTACTCCTTATGGTACAGGTAACTGGTTTCATCAAACTTGGGTTAGGGCAGAAAATGGTGAAAATGATTTTTTACCTATTAAACTTCCCTGGTATGTCCATCCAGAGCGTGATCAAACATGGAGAGATAGACAAGATGAATTATTAGGTGATCCTAGAATGGCTGCACAAGAATGTGATTGTGATTTTAGCACCTCAGGTGATACTGTATTCTATGCTGAATACTTAGAATTTTATGAGCAAACTTATATTAAAGATCCCCTCGAAAAACGAGGTGCTGATCAAAATTTATGGATTTGGGAACCAGCTGACTATTCTCGAACCTACCTTGTTGTTGCAGACGTTGCTCGTGGAGATGGGAAAGATTATTCTGCGTTCCATGTTATTGATATTGAAACGAATACTCAAGTTGCTGAATATAAAGGACAATTAGGCACTAAAGAATTTGGTCATTTACTAGTAGGTATAGCTACTGAATATAATGAAGCCCTATTAGTAATAGAGAATGCTTCAATTGGTTGGGCAACTATTCAAACTGTAATAGACAGAGGGTATATTAATCTTTATTACTCAACTAAAAGTGATTCCACAAGAGCAGATTCGTATTTTGATAAATATATGGATACAAGTAAAATGGTTCCTGGATTTAGTATGACATCTAGAGTTAGACCTTTAATAATAGGTAAACTTCAAGAATATGTTAATGATAAATCTGTTACTATTCAATCAAAACGTTTACTTGAAGAAATGAAAGTATTCATGTGGAAAAATGGACGCGCTGAAGCCCAACCAGGCTATAATGATGATTTAGTTATGTCATTTGGTATTGGTATGTTTATGCGTGATACATCATTTAAATTTAGCCAACAACATTTAGATATGAGTAAGGCTGCTTTAAATAGTATAGCTACTAATAAAGTATCTTGGAAAGGTGGGTATAATGCTAATAATGTTGATAATCCTTATATACAAGATGTAAATGGAAACCAAGAAGATATTAGTTGGCTTCTTTAGATAATATTTATAATAATAAACACTATTATGGCTGATAAAGGCTTATTTACTAGATTACAAAGATTATTCTCCTCGGATGTTGTTATCCGTAATGTAGGTGGAAATCAATTAAAAACTATTGATACCGATCACATACAAACTTCTGGTGAGTTTGCTACAAACTCTTTAATGGATAGATATAGAGGAGTTTACCAAAATCCATCTTCAACCTCATTATACGGTGCTCAATTTAACCTGAACTACCAGTATATGAGAACTATGCTGTATTCAGATTATGATGTAATGGATACAGATGCTATTGTAGCTTCTGCTCTTGATATTGTAGCTGATGAGTGTACATTAAAAAATGACATGGGTGAGGTATTACAAATTAAATCATCCGATGAAGACATTCAGAAAATTTTATATAACTTATTTTACGACGTATTAAATATTGAGTTTAACCTTTGGTCTTGGACTCGTCAAATGTGTAAGTATGGTGATTTCTTCCTTAAACTAGAGATTTCAGAAAAATTTGGTGTATATAATGTAATACCATATTCAGCCTACCACATTGAAAGACAAGAAAATTTTGACCCAGAAAATCCATCTAAAGTAATATTTAATTACAATCCAGATGGTTTTTATGGTGGTTCTTCTTCAGGTTATTATAGTGTACCAAACCAGCAAAATGCTAGTATGGTTACTTTTGATAATTATGAAATTGCCCACTTCCGTTTACTTTCGGATATGAACTATTTACCTTATGGTAGATCATATATCGAACCAGGTCGTAAATTATATAAGCAATATGCGTTAATGGAAGATGCTATGTTAATTCATAGAATTGTACGCGCACCTGAAAAACGTATCTTTAAAATTAATGTTGGTTCTATTCCACCAAATGAAGTAGAAAACTTCATGCAAAAAACTATCTCAACCTTAAAACGTACTCCGTACATGGATGAGAAAACCGGTGATTATAATTTAAAATACAACATGCAAAACTTACTTGAAGATTTCTATCTACCAGTTAGAGGGAATGATCAAGCAACTCAAATTGAAACAACACCTGGTTTATCATACGATGGTATTCAAGATGTAGAATATTTAAGAGAAAAATTATTTGCTGCCCTTAAAGTGCCTAAAGCATTTATGGGATATGATAAAGACCTTTCAGGTAAAGCTACATTAGCAGCTGAAGATATTCGTTTTGGTCGTACCATTGATCGCATTCAACGTATTCTAATTTCAGAATTATATAAAATTGCGTTAGTTCATTTATATGCTCAAGGGTATAGAGACGAACAAATGACTAATTTTGAACTAGATTTAACTACACCTTCTATCATATATGATCAAGAAAAGATTGCATTGATGAAAGAAAAAGTAGATCTAGCTTCACAAATGATGGAAAATAAATTGCTT